TGCTCTATAATTTGAAGGTTCAATTTAAACCGGCTAAAAATAACACTGGAAATTATTTGTTGGTTATTTGTTGGGATTTGCTTATGTATTTGTAGTGGTGTTTTCAATACTCGGTAGCATTCTCGCAAATATCATTTAGTGGTTTACGTACGTAAAAAATTGGGGTAATGACTCCAACTTATTGATAGTGTTTTATGTTCAGATAATGCCCGATGACTTTGTCATGCAGCTCCACCGATTTTGAGAACGACAGCGACTTCCGTCCCAGCCGTGCCAGGTGCTGCCTCAGATTCAGGTTATGCCGCTCAATTCGCTGCGTATATCGCTTGCTGATTACGTGCAGCTTTCCCTTCAGGCGGGATTCATACAGCGGCCAGCCATCCGTCATCCATATCACCACGTCAAAGGGTGACAGCAGGCTCATAAGACGCCCCAGCGTCGCCATAGTGCGTTCACCGAATACGTGCGCAACAACCGTCTTCCGGAGACTGTCATACGCGTAAAACAGCCAGCGCTGGCGCGATTTAGCCCCGACATAGCCCCACTGTTCGTCCATTTCCGCGCAGACGATGACGTCACTGCCCGGCTGTATGCGCGAGGTTACCGACTGCGGCCTGAGTTTTTTAAGTGACGTAAAATCGTGTTGAGGCCAACGCCCATAATGCGTGCAGTTGCCCGGCATCCAACGCCATTCATGGCCATATCAATGATTTTCTGGTGCGTACCGGGTTGAGAAGCGGTGTAAGTGAACTGCAGTTGCCATGTTTTACGGCAGTGAGAGCAGAGATAGCGCTGATGTCCGGCAGTGCTTTTGCCGTTACGCACCACCCCGTCAGTAGCTGAACAGGAGGGACAGCTGATAGAAACAGAAGCCACTGGAGCACCTCAAAAACACCATCATACACTAAATCAGTAAGTTGGCAGCATCACCAAAATTGGTTATGCTGTTAAGAGTGGTTACTTCGTCACACAGCTTAAACCCGCCGTCGAGCGGGTTTTTCCATTTTTTGAGTCTCGATATTAGCTGATAACCCAATACCTGAGTTATTCACTGACTCCGAGTCTGTTACGTTTCGTAGTATTCCCTCAATTTACACCCGCTTTGTCTGCGAGGTGGGGTTATGAAATCCATGGATAAGTTAACAACGGGTGTCGCCTATGGCACCTCAGCAGGTAGTGCCGGGTACTGGTTTTTACAGCTGCTAGATAAAGTCACGCCCTCACAGTGGGCGGCAATTGGAGTGCTGGGTAGCCTGGTATTTGGCCTGCTGACGTACCTGACAAACCTTTATTTCAAGATTAAAGAAGATAAGCGCAAGGCTGCGAGAGGTGGATAATGCCTCCATCATTACGAAAAGCTGTTGCTGCTGCTATTGGTGGCGGGGCTATTGCTATAGCATCTGTGTTAATCACTGGCCCAGGTGGTAACGATGGTCTGGAAGGTGTGAGACATAATCCTTACAAAGACATAGTTGGTGTATGGACTGTATGTTACGGGCATACAGGAAAAGACATCATTCCCGGTAAAACGTATACCGAAGCAGAGTGCAAAGCCCTCCTGAATAAAGACCTTGCCACTGTCGCCAGACAAATTAACCCGTACATCAAAGTCGATATACCGGAAACAACGCGCTGCGCTCTTTACTCGTTCGTCTACAACGTGGGTGCTGGCAATTTCAGAACATCGACGCTTCTTCGCAAAATAAACCAGGGTGATATTAAAGGCGCATGTGATCAGCTACGGCGCTGGACATACGCTGGCGGTAATCAATGGAAAGGACTGATGACTCGCCGTGAGATTGAGCGTGAAGTCTGTTTGTGGGGGAAACAATGAGCAGAGTAACCGCGATTATCTCCGCTCTGGTTATCTGCATCATCGTCTGCCTGTCATTGGCTGTTAATCATTACCGTGATAACGCAATCGCCTACAAAGAGCAGCGCGATAACAAGGCCAGTGAACTGGAGAAGGCGAACGCCACCATCGCTGACATGCGGAAGCGTCAACGTGATGTAGCAGAACTCGACGCAAGATACATAAAGGAGCTTGCTGATGCTAACGCGACTATCGAAAGTCTCCGTGCTGATGTTTCTGCTGGGCGTAAGCGCCTGCAAGTCGCCGCCACCTGTGCAAAGTCAACGACCGGAGCCAGCGGCATGGGCGATGGAGAAAGCCCAGGACTTACAGCAGATGCTGAACTCAATTATTACCGTCTCCGAAGTGGAATCGACAAGATAACCGCGCAGGTTAACTACCTGCAGGAATACATCAGGACGCAATGCCTGAAATAATTTTTTTGCAAATCACAAAGTCCATTTAATGAGCCTCGCGATGCGGGGCTTTTTGCAATAAATGCGTACCGCAACGCATGTTTTTTACACCGAACCTGCCCCTTTGGAATGGGCCTTTGAGGATACCAGTTAGTGCTGGCGAGCCTCGGTGGGCTGGTTTCCTGTGCGGCAAAGGTTCATTTCAAAGAGTAGGTACACGCTATGAAATCATTAACCCTCTTCAATCAACCAATTCGTATCGGTGAAGATGGCATGATCTGCCTCACTGATATGTGGAAAGCCAGTGGTAAAAGTGAATCTGAATCGCCTTACCACTACCTGCGAAACAAGCAGACCAAAGAGTTCTTAGCCGAGCTGGAGAAAAACCACGAATCTGTGGTTTTTACTGAGCGCGGTGTACACGGTGGAACATATGGCGGGAAGTTTGTTGCTTACGATTATGCGGCTTGGTTAAACCCCGGGTTCAAGTACGCGGCCTATAAAGTCCTCGATGACTACTTCACCGGAGAACTTCAGCATCGCAACAGCTTAAGTGCGCAGCTCAACATGAAATGTCATGAATTTGACCAGAAGAAAGATATGGCGAGCTTCTGCGGACAAGGGCTGGCAGCATGGCGCTATACGAAGCCAGTGTTGGTCGCTGAGATTAACTCCCTGGCTAACCAGCTGCAGATTACGATCCCCGGGCTTCCGGGATGAGTGATCATGTTATTGAATGCGCCTCCAGAGCGGGGCGCGACTTCTCAGAGTTCATGAAAGGCGAGAAGGGCATGATGGAAGCATTGGCCTCGGTGGATGAGTTTGGCGAGCAGCTGCGCCTCAACGGCTGTGTCAATCATCACTTTGTTAGCTACATGATGCGGAACTCGATCATGCAGGCATTCATGGACATGGCAAAAGCCGAGAGGAAAGAAGAGCGCCGGCGTAAGCGAGCGGAAGCAAAAGCGAAGTAGCCATTACAAAGCCCATTTACGGGTGGGCTTGATAATGAAACCGGAATTTATTCTGGGCCACCAGTTAACGGCAGTACCACGAAACAACCCAAGCCAGTAAGTGGGGAAATAACACCGGCAGCCACTGAAAGATGAACCTCCTGCCTTATGGCAAAAAAGATTCTTTGTGGTGGCGGACTGATGGAAAGACATCCCAATTTCAGCCAAACATTGAAGGAGTTGTTATGTCAGCAGAAGGTTTCAATAACCCATCAAAATTCCGGGATGAGTGGGATAGCAGCGTAAAGAGTAAGTGATGCCATCACAAAAGCCATTCCCTACAGAGTGGCTTTGATAATGGCTTATACCCTACACGGGATAACTTAACTGATATCCCTTTTAAAGGATAAAGGTATTCAAGCCTGACACATCATGCGCTGTATCGTTAGACTGGCCCCCTGAATCTCCAGACAACCAGTATCACTTAAATAAGTGATAGTCTTAATACTAGTTTTTAGACTAGTCATTGGAGTACAGATGATTGATGTCTTAGGGCCGGAGAAACGCAGACGGCGTACCACACAGGAAAAGATCGCAATTGTTCAGCAGAGCTTTGAACCGGGGATGACGGTCTCCCTCGTTGCCCGGCAACATGGTGTAGCAGCCAGCCAGTTATTTCTCTGGCGTAAGCAATACCAGGAAGGAAGTCTTACTGCTGTCGCCGCCGGAGAACAGGTTGTTCCTGCCTCTGAACTTGCTGCCGCCATGAAGCAGATTAAAGAACTCCAGCGCCTGCTCGGCAAGAAAACGATGGAAAATGAACTCCTCAAAGAAGCCGTTGAATATGGACGGGCAAAAAAGTGGATAGCGCACGCGCCCTTATTGCCCGGGGATGGGGAGTAAGCTTAGTCAGCCGTTGTCTCCGGGTGTCGCGTGCGCAGTTGCACGTCATTCTCAGACGAACCGATGACTGGATGGATGGCCGCCGCAGTCGTCACACTGATGATACGGATGTGCTTCTCCGTATACACCATGTTATCGGAGAGCTGCCCACGTATGGTTATCGTCGGGTATGGGCGCTGCTTCGCAGACAGGCAGAACTTGATGGTATGCCTGCGATCAATGCCAAACGTGTTTACCGGATCATGCGCCAGAATGCGCTGTTGCTTGAGCGAAAACCTGCTGTACCGCCATCGAAACGGGCACATACAGGCAGAGTGGCCGTGAAAGAAAGCAATCAGCGATGGTGCTCTGACGGGTTCGAGTTCTGCTGTGATAACGGAGAGAGACTGCGTGTCACGTTCGCGCTGGACTGCTGTGATCGTGAGGCACTGCACTGGGCGGTGACTACCGGCGGCTTCAACAGTGAAACAGTACAGGACGTCATGCTGGGAGCGGTGGAACGCCGCTTCGGCAACGATCTTCCGTCGTCTCCAGTGGAGTGGCTGACGGATAATGGTTCATGCTACCGGGCTAATGAAACACGCCAGTTCGCCCGGATGTTGGGACTTGAACCGAAGAACACGGCGGTGCGGAGTCCGGAGAGTAACGGAATAGCAGAGAGCTTCGTGAAAACGATAAAGCGTGACTACATCAGTATCATGCCCAAACCAGACGGGTTAACGGCAGCAAAGAACCTTGCAGAGGCGTTCGAGCATTATAACGAATGGCATCCGCATAGTGCGCTGGGTTATCGCTCGCCACGGGAATATCTGCGGCAGCGGGCTTGTAATGGGTTAAGTGATAACAGATGTCTGGAAATATAGGGGCAAATCCAATCGTCGCCGTATTCCCGTATTAACAGAGACCGTAGCCCGACGGGGAACTCCTTCTGCGCGAGTGTGCGGGAATAATCAAAAACGATGCACACCGGGGTTACCGGGTACACATATTTCATCATGCCAGCGAGTCCGGTTCTGGCACGGAAGAAACCGGACGTTATGATTTAGTGCGGAAATATTTGTGTAGTGTTCTGTATGTTCTCAGTAAAGAGTAATGAATTATCAAAGGTATAGTAATACCTTTTGTTTTCGTGGATATTTGTAATCCATCTGAAAACCCCTGCTGTAGCAAGATTTTTCCTGTATTCGTAAAATGATAACTCTCCTGATTTGAATCCTTTTAAGGTGGCTTCTATAAGGCATTTATTTTTTGA